TTAAGAGATATTCTGGAACTGGATACTGGGACTAGTAAAAAACTAACGAAAATTTTTCACAAAATCAAGTAAGTTGAATCATTTTCATTAAAAAAAAATATTTCTTAGTTTGAGTATATTTATAAGAAAGAAAATAACAAAAAACTTAACAAATACAAAATGGCAGATTTATTAATGAAAATGCCGGTTCCTTACGAACCGAAAAGACAAAATAGATTCATCGTTAGATTTCCATCAACTTTGGGAATTAACGAATGGTATGTTACATCCGCTTCAAGACCTAAAGCAAAAATAAACTCAGTTCCAATTCCTTTCTTGAATACATCAACATATGTTGCTGGTAGATTTGAATGGGAAGAAATGCAGGTAACATTTAAAGACCCAATTGGTCCTTCAGCTTCTCAAGCATTAATGGAATGGTTCCGTTTACACGCGGAATCTGTTACTGGTCGAATGGGATATGCAGCTGGTTATAAAAAAGATATTGAAATTGAAATGTTAGACCCAACCGGTGTTGTGGTTGAAAAATGGATTCTTCAAGGTACATTCATTACCAACTTAAACTTTGGTGATTTGGATTACTCAAGAGATGAATTGGCAACTATCACTTGTGGTTTAAGAATGGATAGATGTATCCAAGTTTACTAAAATAAAAAATCTGTCAAAGAAAGGTATCTCAAAAGGATACCTTTTTTATTTTAAAACTTTACAATCAGTGAGTTATTAATTATATTATATTTCATGGAACAATTTGCAATAGACCCAACAATCGCGTATGACATAGTGGAACTACCAAGTAGAGGTATTCATTATACAACACAAAAAAAATCAGTAAAAGTTGCATATCTAACAGCATCAGATGAAAATGTTTTGTCAGCACAAAATCTTATTCAAAGTAATACTGTGGTAGATGAACTTTTAAAAAGAAAAGTTTTAGATAGAGATATCAGTGTTGATGACTTGGTTGATGAAGACAGACAAGCCATATTAATTTTTTTAAGAAATACTGCGTTTGGTTCTGAGTTTAACGTTTATGTTACAGACCCAAAAACAAATGAAGGATTCACGAGTAAGATAGATTTAAGTGAGGTAAAATTTAAAGAATTTACTCTAACCCCAAATGAAAATGGTGAGTTTAAATTTTTCATGGAAAAATCTAAGGCTGATGTTACTTTTAAGTTTTTAACTAAAAAACAACAAAAAGAATTAGAAGATATCGAAAAGAGTTGGAATGGAAATGGTGTGGCACCGATTGTGACAAAGGAATTGGAAATGATGATTAAGTCCGTCAAAGGAATTAAAGAAATGATGGCAATTCATAATTTTATTCAGAATTTACCAATTAAAGACTCACAAGACTTTAGAAAATTTGTTAAAGAACATAAACCATCACTCGATTTAAAGAAAACAGTAAAGACCCCGTCAGGAGAAGATATCCAAGTTGAAATTGGATTCGGGGTAGAATTTTTTCGCCCTTTCTACGGACTATAGTAAGGGACAATTAGATGAAATTTTATATTTAGTTAAAAGGGGGTTCTCATATCGAGATATCCTCCTTATGCCTATCTATATTAGGAGGTACTATATCAATTATTTAATTGAAATTGAAAACACACCTAAATAGTATTTATTGATATGGCGAATATAAATTACACGGATATTGCTTCAAGGTTTAGTAACCCCACTGATGGTCAAAAATATTTAGAAGGTGAATTAAAACGAGTTCCAACAGCCGAAGAGAGTGCCAGTTTAACTGCGGCATATTCAAATTTAGCAAATTCGAAAAATACGCCTAAACCTGACACTGGTAATAAAAGTGTTATATCAAAAGCAGTATCAACACAGGGATTCACAACAGGATATGGAATGATAAGTGCGGAGGCGGCCAATGAATTAATTGGGGCCGATAAAATTGCAGATGCAGCAATTGCAATTGGTTCTGCACTTTTTAGTAGTAAACCTCTAAAAGAAGGATTAAAGAATTTATTCACTACAGGATTAGGTAATCTTTTTGATGGTGCAATGAACATCTTAGAAAAAGAGGTCGAACTTAGAAACAAATTAAACTCTCAAATAGCAATTGGGGGTGAATTATCTAGAGGTTACAGAAATAATATTGTTGACGCCTTAGATGGTGTACAAGGTATGGGTTATTCATTTGATGAATTGGCAGATACCGCAATTTCAGCAACAAAAGAAACTGGGAGATTTTTTACAATGAATGAATCCATCATGGAAAACATGGCGGTGACATCAAGAGCGTTTATTGGAGACATGAAAGAAATGGCACCCGTACTTAGACAATTTGAATTAGTTGGTATCGGTGCAGAAAAGACATTGGAGAATATAAATACAGCTGGTAAATCATCTCTCACATTAGGTTTGAACGCCAGAAGAACAACTGAAGAACTAAATAAAAATATCGGTAAATTAAACCAATATGGTTTTGAAAATGGTACTCAGGGTCTAAATAGGATGGTTCAAAAATCTATTGAATTTAGAATGAACATGCAAAACGTGTTTGATATTGCGGAAAAGGTAATGTCACCCGAGAAAGCAATAGATTTGGCTGCAAATTTACAAGTATTAGGTGGTGCAGTTGGTGCGTTAGGAGATCCATTTCAAATGATGTATATGGCAACAAATAATGTTGAGGGATTACAAGATGCGTTGATTGGCGCAGCAGAATCTTTGGCAGTATATAGTGAAGAAAATGGTAAATTTGAAATTACTGGTGTTAACCTTAGAAGAGCGAGGGCAATGGCAGATGAACTTGGAATGAGTTACCAAGACTTATCAAATATGGCGATTGCTGCAGCTGAAAGAACCTCAGCATCAGCGGATTTAATGGCTGCGGGTGTATCCGTAGATGAAACCCAAATGGAATTTTTAACAAACATTGCCAGAATGGGAAAAGATGGAAAAATGGTTATCGAAGTACCACCAAGTTTACAAGAACAATTAGGTAAAACAGTTGAATTAGAAGATTTAAATCAAACTACTGCGAATGCAATTTTAGAAAACCAAAAGGCATTTGAAAAAATGGATGTTAAGGATATTGCATTAGAACAATTTACCGAAACACAAAAAATGGCATTAAATATTTCCCAAGTTGCAGCAATGTTAAAAGTGGAATTTGCAAAGACATATAGGGGAATGGGTGCAGAAATGGATACATATGTTGCAAGAGCTAATGACATGTTGGAAAAATATGTTACGGGGGAAAGTGCAAGTGGTGAATTAAAAACTGTTTTAGATGAACAAAGAGCAGCATTACAAAAGGCGGTTAGTGAGGACCAAAAGAGTAAAGGTGCAACACCAGTACCCGCACAATCAACACCTGTTAATAATGCTACAAACACGAATACCACAACACAAAATACCACACCTCAAAATACAACACCATCGACTGTTAATTTGTCTCCTGAATCTTTATCACAATTGGCGGAAAAAATGAAAGGACGACCAATTGAAACTACTGTTAATGTAAATCAACAGAATCCAAGAGAATATTAACAAAAAATCAAAAATAGATTTTATTTTTTTATCTATTTATTGTTAAAACAAACGGATGCCAAGTTACTTAAACTTTAACTCTACTAAAGAATTACGAAATTCTATTTTAGCTAGAACTCTTACCAAACCAAATGGGCCGCAAACTTTTACTTCAAGTAATTATGCGATTCGAAGTTTAAGGGATATTCCGAATGTGGATCCTGGTGATGTTGATGATAACAGGGGTGAAATGTTAAGAGTTCCGCAAACAAACAATGTTTACAAACCTACGAATTTCAATGTTACCGAGAATTTAAGAACAATACCAAGAAGAGCAAATTTAAATTTATACCCATATTTTCAATTACAGAATCATAATTTAATTAGTGTTTTTAAACAACAGAATTTAACTAATGAATCGGAATTGATGAAATTTGCGGGAACACACTTGTTATCAAATAGTGGTCCTGTTTTCTCTAGAATTGCACAAAACATTGAACGTGTAACAAATGGACGTGATAGACTTGGGGAAGCTTTAAATGGTAGTGTATCAACCGCATCAAATATCATTAGTGGTAGAGAACCATTGGTTGCTCCAAACTATGAAATCACCGTAAGTAAAACAATACCCGGTAAAATTATTGACTTTGTACAAGTAGCGTCAGGGGTTGAATTACCCTTTTCAGATATTCCGGGTGATTATTTAACTGACCCACAAAACCCAATCAATGTAAGACCTGTTGCAAATTCTGAATTTGGGAGAGTTTTACAAGATGTAACAGGTGCACTCGGTTCATTAATTGGAATTAGTAGACGACCATCACCATCCAGAAAACCATCAGATTTGTTTATTGAACATATGGGTAGTGGTCAAAAAAATGTTTTGTATGATTTATTATCATATTCAACATATGCACCTAACTATACCTCATCG